CCTGTAACAGAGGTGTCAAGACCTACGTTTATTTGATATGTGCCAACAATAGAGCTTCCACCGTTGCCAGTATCTGAACCATCAGCCAAAACAGGTGTAGGAGAATACTCCCCGTCTACTGTAATACTGTCGATAGACGCCACTTCACGAGCTACGATCTTGTAGGTTGAAGAGTCAACAATCTCAAAAATCTGATATTCTTGATTTAGAACTGCAGCCGTTATATTGCCGCCAAGGCTGACCGCTCCAGAGAATGTTACAAAATCGTTTGCAACAGCGCCATGAGTGGGATCACTTACCGTAATCGTTGAGGAACCATTTGTAGCAGCAAAGGTTACATCTCCGGCAGAAGTCGTAAGACGTATAGGGGTCACATCATAGTAACCCTCTCCTGACTCAATGTAGTACTTGAGATGAGTACCGACACCCAAGAAGTCATCTAGGTTCAAGGTTCTCCAAGGCCATAGCGCGCGGCAAGAACCTAGAAAGGATTTTACCCCTATCTTACCCCAGCCACCAATCTTTTCTGGGAAGCCTTGGCGAAACCGAACCTTATCACAATCGAACCAACCACCTTCATTACTGTAGGAAGTAGTCTCTTTGTTTATCCCCGGCTGGAACTGTAGTTTTTGTAGCGGCATGGCACACCTCTTTTATAGGATCATACATTAAGAGGGTTCTGTAGGCCAGTCTGCTTCGTTTAAGTTGGGCCAGTTAGAGTGAGAAGTTATATCTCGCAACGCTTGGCGATATGTATGCCACGCAGATGGTACGGGTGTAGATGTATCAGAAGCCCGCATAGTCATCCAATCTGTATCGCCCAGCAAGCCATCACGCTTAGTGCGGTTGCTCTCAGCTACCTTGTCATCAAGTGATGCCTGATAAGCTGTCTCATGCTCTGACTTGGTAGTTGTTACGCCATCCTCATCAGTAGTGTCAGCGAACATATCACGGGCAACGTAGTTCTCTACCCAGTTGCCGTTAGCATCCTGTACTACACCATCACGCACAGACGTTTGATATGCACCTGTGGTGGCCGCTGGTGAGGCTAAGACAGCCTCTAGGTTGAGGCCATCCAGTGTTGCTTGCTTCCATGTGCGAGGCAAAGACACGTTGCTGTAGTGGCTGCGCCATTGACCTTGGGTCTTAACTTCGCCTGTTTCGGTGTGTCGATATTCAGCCATCAGAGTGATCCTTTCGTGATGCTGTTGATGTTGTTATGTTGCGTAGCTTATGCGATTGCGTAGAAGATGTAGGTGTCGCCAGAATTGTTAAAATAAGAAGCCTGAACAATAAACCCGCTTGAGTTAGGAGCTATTGCATCAGCAGTTGATACTTCTGCGCTTGTTAGATTTAGTCGTAGTGCGGGATCGCTGCCAGAAGTAATGCCTCTTACTGAGTCATACACAAACCAGTTACCGCCAGTTGTATCTTTAATCAACACAAACCTAGCACCTGACGTAAAGCCACAGTCGATAGTCTGACTTCCACCGTTCCCCGTGTAGCTGCCCACCTTCGATATACCAGCTAAGGTACTGAAAAGATAGGCTATGTAGGTAGAGCCAGAGGCGTTTGTTTCAGTAGCATTGCTCACAGAAAACACACTATCTGTTGGTGTGGTATTATTAAACGCACTGTCGGTATAAGCCGCACCACTAGATTGCAGCAGAATAACTTTATTATTACCCAGAGCAGAGTGATATACCGCCCAGTTTTCCGCTGCGTTTCTGCGCTTAATCCACATCATCTCAGGTGCAACACCAAGGTTATGGCTTACAGTACGTCCTGCTGTTCCGTTGCCCGTGTATGCGGATGCATCAAAATAGCCGGGGGCTCTCTTCCATAGCCAAGCGATTTTACTTGACTCATTACCTGTGTTTCCAACAAACGTCATGTTGTCCCAGTTTCCTGCGGCGTTACCAGACGATTCTGCTGCGGTACTGGATGTTGTTAAGAAACTACCAGCAGTCAACCGAGGGGCAATTAGGGGGTATGCGGATTCCCCACCGGGTTGATAACCTGCGATAAACATGTCTACCGGAAAGCCAGCTACAAAGCCACCTGATGATTGACCTTGGAATGGTGTAAACACCTCAGTCGCAGCCGTAGGTGGAGCAAGAGGGCCGCGGCGGATAGCCATGTAGATGTAGCTTCCACCATTGAAATTAACACTATCGCTTGCATCAGGAATTGATACGCCAGTTGAACTTGGGCCGATGATAAGCTGGCTAGTCTCTGCACCACTAGTGTTTGGGCTTAGGCGCACTGATTGGGTAGTAGTGCCAAAGTGCATACCACGCATTGTATCAAAGATTTGCCAGTCTGCCCCACCGTTAGTTTTTTTACACATAAACCATTGGGGTTCAAACCCAAGGTCAATCTCAACGCCACTATTATTACCAGTATAACTACCACACTTGATAATATCTTGGTCACCATCAGGGCCGAACTCACCGTCCCCATCGTTGTGTGCAAAGACGTAGGCAACGTATTCCTTTCCTGTGCCGTTTACATAAGCACTGCTGCCTAGAGTAAATAAATCCGATGTAGGGTCTGTGTTGTTAAATGAGGAGTTATTATAGCTAGCCGCACCTGTGGAAGCAAGATTGAGCAAACCCCCGTTTCCAAGGCTTCTATGGTAAACCATCCACCTGTAATCAGCTTGAGTAAATTCCTTGATAAAGATGCTGCCAACAGTTGTACCGAGGTTATGGCTTACTGTACGACCAGCAACTCCATTCCCAGTATAAGTCACCACATCAAAGAACTTAGGGGCTTTGCGGAATGTCCAAGAGGCGAAACTTTGAGCTGATTGGTTTACCCTACTGGAGACGCTAAGAGAGAAACCAGTTGACGAGGGTGTTATAACATCAGCACCAAAGTCGAACCTACCATCAGAATTGTTGCTTTCCAGTATATACCGAAACCCCTGCTCACTATCTAGTAACTGGTGATCTGCTGTTTGGTCACGATCCTTAAACCAAACAAGACCGCCTTCGCCATCAAGGTCAATATCGTTGGTGATCGTTTGTACAGTATTAGTACCCTCATACAAATAAGTGCTGAACACATCTGTAATATCAAGGGAACCACCGCCAGCATTGCCAGCAGCGGCTTGGATCATCTTCTTCGAGTTGGACATTAATTACCCCAGTGCTTGACCTGCTGTGAACCCATACCATGTAGTGCCACCATCGTGCGTGATAAACACGAAGTAATCAACGGCACTTGCGGTAGCTGTGAGTGTCGGCGCTGTGGCAGCAGGCCAATCTACGGCGGTGGGCCACGTTACCGCGAACCCTGAAGCTGATGCGTCCTGTACAATCTTCAATGTAAAGGTAGAAGACTCACCGGATGAAGCTGGGTTGCTGAAGCTAAATGTTGTGTTCTCCGTCAGGGTGTGACTGAAGTTAGTGGCGTTGTTCAAGTTTACCGTGGTGGCATTGCTTGTAGACGTTACGGCCCCATACTCTTCAGTTACACCCTTGTTGAAGGACGCTTTACTACCAGACAGTGTCAGCAGGGTTGTACCATCCGCCTGAAGGCCAAGGTTACCTGACGCATCGCCTGTTACTATTGCACCTCCAGTGGATGTGTCTGCGTTAACTGTCGTAGTCATACTGTTTCTCCTTTAGTTCAATTGAACTATTATGGCTTTGTAGGCCAGTCGCCGTCAGCTAGATTAGGCCAGTTGCTATGTGTAGTTATATCACGAAGTGCCTGACGGTAAGTAGTCATTTCAGAACTCATGGTCATATCTGACATACCCCAGAAATCTGTTTCAGCAAGAAGGCCACTACGTTTGACACGGTTAGATGCCGCTACGTTATCATCATACTCTTGGGTTTCTTCCGCTGTCTTGGCAGTTGTTGTCCACCCAAGCGTCCATGTGCTGCCGCTACCTGTTGGGGCTGCGTTCTGAGTTAGGGTCTGAGTGCGGTCATCGTAAGAGGGTTGAGCGTCAACCGTCACAGAGTAAACATCATATGCTGCAAGAATCTCATCTGATACTTGACGAGGGAAAGATGTCTGAGGGTTATCGCGCCGTAATTGTCCCACTGAATAGGGGAACGTGTCTACTGAACCGCTTGTTATTTTAACGTACATTTAAGGTCTCCTTAGCCTTCAGTTAATGTTTTAGTAAAGCCACCATTTGCCAGCAGGGTAGTTTCTGCACCTAATCCGCCTGACAAAAGACTTCTAGAGCCGGGGGGACCAACATCTGATAGGTCTCCTACGCTGGCAGTAATCGTTGTACTTGCAGAAACTGTTAGGTCTCCCAAGGTGCCAGTAAACGAGCCATCTAAAGGAAGACCCGCTAGAACAGCTCTGCCATCACTATCATCGGACTCCAGATATATATAAAGAAGCTCCTTGGATTCACTAATCGCCATAGTGCCGTTTCCGGTACCCGTATCGTTAAGGAGACGAAGTTTTAACTGCCACTCCAAATCCGAAGAGCCGTTCCCAACATCAGAGAACTTCATTAATTTACAATCTTGCCCACGGATTGACAGGGCATAAATATTTCCAGAACTATCGCATATTACTGTTTTTGCGTCCAAAGTACCCTCAGAGTCTGTAACGAAAGTCTGCCCAAGATCAATGCCGTCACTAGCTCTCCTCTTTGCCACAAAATTGTCGCTATTATTATTGCCCCACACAATACAATTTTCATCGTCGTCCGTAGCTACATCTCTAGTATATTGCAGATCGTTAATAGTATCCCCACTGGAATAATTTCTATACCAATCAAAATTTCCAGCCCCGCCAGATAATCGCATTGTCCCTGCGTAACGTGAAACATCTGGAGTAATTACTAACCTAGATAGCCCAAGATAAGTATCACCTGAAGTGGGCATGTAAGAAATGCTACCGCCTTCATCGTTCCTACCATCCCCATACGCCTGCCTGTTCTGCATATTTAGTGAATTGCTACTATTATTCATGTGGAAAGCTACAGCATCTCCACTACCTATTGGGCCATTGTAATTACTCGCTCCGTAAGCATTATTACTTGACCCAATAACAAGTTGATAGCCTCCGATGCCACCAGTAAAAGAGGTATCTCTTTCTGCATCATATTCAGCGCCATTACTAGCGTTTAAAAATTGAAACAACTGATCTGTGCTATTTCCATTGGTTCTATAATTGCAGAAACCAACAGTAAAAATTGTTCCAGATGTTATTTCCACAGCGCCAGTATAGCCAAGCCTACCATTTGCGTTGCCGCTATAGATTATTTTGCCCCAATCTTCAGAAATAGTATCTATATCTATAGAGGCAACATATCCTTGATACCTATCTTGGGAGGTTACGTTGCGGGTAAAACAAAGTATAATTTTTGTATTATCCCTGCTTAGAGATACCGAACCCCCACTAAGCGTAAACGGATATGCAGACTCGCTGTAAACGAGACTAAATGCCCCGGTGCCTGCGCCTCCCGAAGCCATTGTTAATATTTTACTAATACCGCTCATTATTTATCCTGCCGCATCAATAGCAAGCGCACCGTACCATGTAGTTCCGCCGTCTCGTGTTGTGAAAACAAGTATATCTGTTTCCCCCGAAGCGGGAGCGTCAGGAGCCGTAGCACCTGCAAAGTCCACCGAAGCAGGGTAAGTGATTGTATGTGTGCCACCTGCTGTTAGCTGCAACGTGAAACCAAACGCTGTCCCACTTGTTGGTGGGTTGCTGAATGTGAACGTGGTGTTTCCTGTTGTTGATAGGCTAAAAAAGTTACCCGCTTCACAGTCCACTGAAGGGGTTGTACCAGACAAGGCTACATAGGTTTCGTTGTACGAAACTGCTATAAGCTCTGCAGAACCCGTTATGTTTCCAGCAGACGTAATAGCCGCCGAAGACGATACACCGGGAGTGGTAACGCCAGACGTGCCGTTAATTGTTACTGCCATTTATCGTCTCCTTACATATTTACTTTTGTACTTGTTAGAACAGCGGGTGCATCGGTGAAAGTTGCGTCATTAGAAACCATCGAAATACCTGCATCGTTTGCACCTGCGGTTTGATCCGTAAGAGTTATGTCGTTTGCTGTTAGGGTCGATGTTGCGTATGTAAACGCGCCGAATGTACCTGTCCCCGACCCATCGCTCCTTACTTTCACCAAAGCTGCCTCATCCCCGCCGTCACCAACAGTTGAATCCCAACCACAAAAATAAATATTTTCATCTGCATCTAGTTTTATTCTATAATATCGGGAGTTTCCCGTTCCGCCAAATGAGTTTTGCCACTGAACAACACCAGAACTATTGTATTTAGCTAAAACTGCACTGTAACTACCGGGACCAGCAGAAGCCGAAGCCCCAACAACGTAAATATTCCCAGAGCTATCTACTGTAACTCCATACCCAAAGTCATTTGATAGACCACCTAGAGCTTTATCAAATTGAAAAGTTCCCGAAGAATCGTATTTTGCTAATACATAATCAAACCCACCAGCAACACCAGAGCTACTGCTGTAACCGATTGTATATACGTTTGCAGAGGAATCTACCTCAATACCCCACGCCACATCAGTACCAGTACCACCTAAAACCTTTTTCCATTGGATGGTGCCAGAGCTATTGTATTTAACAATTAAAAAATCATTATTGCCTGCCCCACCAGAAGAAGCACTGTAACCAATAGCATAAACATTGTCGGAGCTATCAACCTTGACATCGTTGTAATTGTCATTCCCCGTCCCATCTAACTTTCTTTGCCATGTTATTGACCCGTCTGAGGAAGCGAATTTTGCTACAACAGCCTCTTGTTGGTAGGAAGGGGCTGTCTGAATCCAGCCCACACCTATTATATCATCAGAGCTGTCAAAGGCTACCCCAAAAGACCTATCCGCTGAAGCACTTCCTGATGGGCCAATGTGTTTATCCCATTGAAGAACACCAGATGAATTATACTTAGCAAGAAGCCATTGTTCACCATTACCTGATACGGGACCATATCCAGATATAATAATATTATCTGAAGAGTCTATATCTACGCTTCGACCCCTGAAAAGTGCACTTGATAAACCAAGAGTACGATCCCAAAGCAGGTCGCCATTCTTATCAAATTTTGCGATTAAAAAATCTTTTGTACCTCTACCATCAGAAGAAGTGGAACCTAAAGCAACGATATCACCATTTGAATCAACAGCTAAATCAAGAAACTCGTCATCACTACTACCGCCTAAAAAAGCGGCCCAGTACGACTCACCGCCGCCACTAGCTGACATAATATATTTAGTCGCATTAAGGGTCATGCAAGAGCGTCTCCAGCTAAGAAGCCGTACCAATTAGTACCACCATCAGTTGTCATAAAGACATACATATCTACTTCCCCTGATGCGGGGGCGTCTGGAGCGGCTCCGCCAGCCCAGTCCACTGTTCCGGGCCATGTCAAAGTGTGAGTGCCGCCTGCAGTAATTTTAAGTGTAAATGCAAAAGACAACCCGCTTGTTGGGGCGGAGCTAAATGTGAACGTAGTGTTGCCACTTGTTGTTAAGGTAAAGGCGTCCCCTACCGTGCAGTCTACCGACGGGGTCGTACCCGTTAAGGCCGTTACCTGACCATATGCAGCCGCCTCGAACGTAGCTGTTTGGTTCGTACCCAGTGTGACCGATGTCGTTGATCCATTTGTCTGCAGGACCAAGGTGCCATCTGTATTGCCCGTGTTTACTAGAGCCTGTCCGCTTGAAGTACCTGCTGCGATGATACTCATATCTTTCTCCTTAAAGCACTACCCAGCGTTGTCCGCTGGCAACGGTCACTGTAACACCGCTAGAGATTGTAATTGGCCCAACAGACATACCGTTTGTACCTGATGGGAATGTATAACTTTCTGAAGCCGTTGTGAGGTTCGTAACGATTGCACCGCCAGCTTCTGTGCCGCCACCGCCAATTGCGCCCCAAGCTCCATCTGCGTAGCCTTCAAAAGCCGCGTCATCGCTGTTGTAACGGAACATACCATTAGCAGCGGAAGGCCGTTGTGCAGTCGTACCTGACGGCATAAGTAGCGCATCAGTAGACGACCCCGTACTAATAAAGTCTGTGCCATCGGCAACGATGCCGTGGGCAACTGTAGGTGTCAAGCCTGTTAAAGTAGTGAAGTCGAACGTACTTGTAAGGTCTACAACTGCTGCGCCTGAACCTGCACCATCAGCGTACACAACCGATGATTTGCCATTTTTGACTGTGACGTTGCCACCAGACCCTTGAGATATGGTTACAGATTGACCAGAATTATTCTTAACAAAGAACAGTTTATCTTGGTCGTTTGGAGATACCGTTACGGTATTCGTTCCAGAAGGAGAGCCACCAAACACAAGAACCTTATACTGACCGTCAGACAAAGAGCCATCTGTTGTGGTTAGCGTATGAGTTGTCCCAGAAAGAGTGATATTGCCTACACCATTGGTAAGTCTATCAATAATCTGAAGGTTTACGTTTGTTGTATCACCCCATGTACCAGACTGTTCGCCATTGGCAATCAGCTCAATACCGCTGTTTACTGTGTATGTACTAGCCATGAAGCATTAACCTCCTGTCACGGTCTAATTTGAGTATACTCTG